ACATCAGAATAATAATAAGTTTTTTCATGGGTTTTAATTTTAAATTAATCTTCGTAATAATAATCAAACATTTGTGTTGGTGTTGGTCTGGGAACATTGAATTTTGCCAATATTGGATTGACATCAATATCATCTGTATCATTAACCTCTAAATCTTTACCATCATCATAGAATCTCCAAGCTTTGAAATTACTTGTGTCATAAACTTTAACAAAATCTTCTAATTTCCATCCTTCACCAAAATAAGGAATTACAAATTCAATTCCAATACCAATTCCTTTACCTATAATAGTTATCCAACTATATAGATATCCCACTTTATATTTGATTGTAGTACCTGGATGATATAATTGGATAATCTCATCAATAATTTGCTTATTAAGAGGATCTACCATAAACTTTTGAAAGTTATTCATAATTCTATCTCTTTGTATAGTTTATAACCTTGTCGTTTTAATAACTGATTAGCACGATGTGCCATAAAATCAGTAAGCATTTCAGCTTTATTGTAGTCTTTTATACTGTAACTAATTAAATCTGGTTTACCATCTACTATTACGAAACCACTATCAGTTACTTCAATATCAAAGATCTCTTCTATTAGTTCATATAAAGAGGTTCCTTTATATATATCATCATTCTTTATAGCTATATACATATCATTTAGATTTATTAGAGATATTTAAAAGTTTGCTCATAGTTTCATCATGTTGTGTTAATTGATATGCTCTTGTAGCATATTTAATTACACCTACATACTTATCATCTTCAGAATCAGGAATATAACCATTGTATGTCACTTCATCATTTTTTTCTGCCCAGAAATGAGCATGACGAACAGAACCAAGAATCAATTTCTCTTCAATTGTCTCAGCTATAAGATTCCATCCAACAGTTTTCTTTTTGTCAGAATCTTTAATTGGTATTCTAATAAGTTCTATTTTCACGATTTTAGATTTTATTGTCCATAATAAAATATTTCAGAAGGATTAACTTCTTTAATAGCCTGTTCTAAAATAGCTATTCTTTGAGTACTTGTAATAGGCCAGAATATATGATGTCCTTTGGGTTTGTGTTTAGAGATTTCAAGTAAGTTCATGTTATTTCGTACATTACAAGTTACATACCTCCAAATATCTCTATATTTAGGATCATCACTATCGACAGCTTTAGTATAAGTAATATTAAATTTATCAAGATATATAGCTCCACATAATACCTTACATAGTCCTGTAATATGACTATCTTCATGATAGTTAAACTCTCGCATCAATTGTAATGCGAGAGTATACATTTTTAGTTTATTCATTTCTTTTTGGATTTTAATTTAAAAACAATAAACTTTTCTCAATAATATTTGAATTAAAAACTATAATGGACCAACCAATCTTAATGATTGATCCTTTAGGCATGATATGTTTGTTCATGATTTATCCTCCTTACCAAAAGACATTACTATTACTATACATCCTATTACAAATAGAATAGGACTAATAATTGAACCTATAATCTCTGCTGAAGATTGAAAATGTGGTCCATCAGGATCATGAAATATTATCATTGAAATAATTAGTAGGACTAATCCTACAATACATTGAATGGGTTTCATATAAATAAATTTAAAGGATTTCTATTCACAATTAGCTGCTTTTAACACAGCTGCTTCAACTTTTCTAATAGGATGAATTCTAGGTGTAGAAAATAATTTCCAATCTTTTGCACAATCAGCAATATCACCTAATGTAATTCCTCCACCATTTTCATCAGAATCCCAAAGTTCTTTGAACTTCTTTTTTGAGTATTTCATATAAATGTTTTAAAGAGTTTTTACCACTTGAAATAATAATGTCCATTACGAGCATTATAAATAAAATTTCTATCATTAGCCTTACTATAAGCATGACGAGGATAATGTTTAATTCTCTTGTTCATACTGCATGATGATACAATCATCAATATACATACCAATAGCATTATATACTTTTTCATAAGTTAATAGGTATTTTAATAATTAATTCTTTAGGTAATTCTCTAATTAATTTAGCGTAATTAAATACACTAATTTTTATATTAGAATTTGTCATATCACTAAATGCTAACTTTCTTATCTCTTTTGTTGAGATTTTTATAAAATAAGTTTTCATTATAACATCATTTTTAAGCCTTCAATAGCACTAATTCTCATAACTATGATATTAAAACTATCAGCTTTATTTACAAAAGATTCTTCACGATCATTACTAACTGAATACATTGTACGACCATTTTTTATTGTAGCAGTACATTCTGATTTCTTAGCTAGATCTTCATTAAGATCATCACACAAATAATATTTACTCATAATATATAAATTTAATGGGTTTTTAAATAAAAATGCCAGAGATAACGTTCTCTGGCAGACGGACTAGGCAGCCATTCTAAACGATTGCCTATTCATTTCAACAGTGTTGCCTGTTATTCAAATCCATTCTTTGTGAATATCACAGATTACTCATCCACATGCTGTCAATTCGATCACCCCCTTATAAAAATGCAAGAGATTTAAAGTGTTATTCCTGCGGCCACTTCAACTCAATTGGTATACGTAATTCATAAATTACTAATAATCAAGTAATTACGTGGAGGTGGAGGATAACGAGTCCTCGTCCAAACACAAGACTCTGTAATCAGAATAGATTATATTTTAGTTTACAAATATAATAAATAAAAAAGTTACCTGTCCATTTCTAAGTGGAATATATTTTCATGACCTATCTTATATGTAGTTCTACAAATCCATAGGATAGACAATTTACATTGCTATATCAAATATATCTTACAACAAACAATCATCATCTTAGCATGACTATAATTTCAAGACTCCCGTTGGGCTTTCTCCATTATTGTTTGTCTTCAGCAGGTAACTAATATTATCCATTTATGATATTATTGTAAATAATCAGGAATTTCAGGATAGTTATGGAAGTCCCACCATTCAGAACCATCATATTCACCTCTCTCAAGCCATGAACCATCATTATTCCAAATAGTACCAAATAATTCTTGGCCACCATAACCAGAATCATAGTTAAAATTAATCTTCTCAAGAAATGTAAGATATTCACCTTTTGTAAATCCTACGGGAAGATTAATACTATTATCTGGTTTAGGACCATCCTTTACTTCATCCCAGTAGTAACCATCCCCTTGAGAAATTGTAGCACACTTAAGAGTTTTTCTTTTAGTTACTCTTAAAAATTCTTCTTTTGCGTTTGCCATTTTATTTATAAATTAACAGGTTTCAAATAAAAATAATTAATGGTCTGACTTTACAGGATCACTGATTTACCAGACAGCACTTTTTGTTTAATCCTATATTCTAGGTAGTAAACCAGACTCAGTAGCATTAATTAAATCAAGGTATATATAAAGGAGAATTTAATAACTCCTTTATATACAATATAGAATATTCATTTACGTCTCCAACTAGAGAATAGTAAATCAATTAGTAGTATAGCTAATGTCAAATATATTAATATTTTTACTATATCTAGTAGATCAATCGGAGAATCTGTTAATAAATGCATTACAGATAATATTGATCGTATTCATTTTCAATCTCTTCAAGTAGATTAAGATTACTATCTAATTGTGCTGTAACAGTATCTCTAACTATTATAGCATATGTTCCAATAAATAAAAATAAAGATTTCATATAGATAAGTTTAAAAGGTTTTAAAATTTCCAGAGTAATGTATCACCCTTACTATAAATAGTATTGTAACTGATCTGAATAAACGTAACAGTCTTAGTAGATACTCTTCTTATTTTATAAGAGAGATATGCTCCTTCATATACATGTGAATTAGAAGCATCAATAATAACAACTTTCTCAGCAGCACCTAATGGTTGTGGTAGAATATGACTTCTTGATGAACAAGAACAAAGAATAATAACGAGTAATAATAATAAAGTTTTCATATAATTAATTTGTTAATGGGTTTCTATATAATTTCATCCCTATTCAATTGTTACTTCCGAGCAAGATTACATCCTATAGATATTCAGTATTCATACACTTCGTTGTGCATTTATCTTACTAATCATTCGGGCTCTATAATTTATATAACAATTGTGACACCTTTGAAATGCCAAATGATAGGTTAAAATGATAAAATCTGATATATTAATACTAGCCAGTATCTCTCCTTATTATACTAGTAATATTAAGGAGAGAGATAATATACACATATATATAAGAGAGAATAAAGAAGAAAGCTTTGGTTTAATGCGATTGTCGTAAAGACGAAGGTCATTATATATGTACATCATTAGAATAGTCACAAGGTCCAAGAGCTTATACAGCTGACTATTTACATACAAATAGACATACATTTATATAGAAAGATTAAGTATTTTCATATTTAATCCATGCTTTACTGCACTGATAGTTAGATCATTAAAATAATGATATTAACTTATGTATGATTCACTCTATATATCCACATTCCTTTATATATACACATCTTATCATTGAGTATTTTATTTCTTAATGTATATATATTCATCCATTTTTCCTTTACACAAGCCTTGCTGAGGGTTGAATAAGTCTTTAGATTACCTGTTTTAGGGTCAATTATTATTAACATTTGCTCAGAATTAATTGTTTTAGACTACTATTATTATGTATTGATAGTGAGAAACTGACGTTTTCTTCCACGTGGATAAAAATATTTTACAAATATACTCATAATCTTTCAATACATCTACATGATATATAAAGGAGTATGGATAGACATTTAAACAATGCCCACCCATTAGAAGTTATTACTTCCCGCCCTTTATATGAAAGCCCCGAAGGGCAATAGCACCATTACAGTGCTATCAACTCTTCGTAACTCACTACTGAAGGTACGAAGTCCTTAACAGTAATGTTCTTCACCAATACTTCAATCAATCCACCTGCAGGTAAGCTAATGAATGGGATGCCTGATTCTCCTTCCAGAATCTCAAAGCCAAGCACATTGCCCAATTCAATACTCTTGCTCCTAAGACCATCACTCACTGCTTGAGAACAACTAATCATGGCACTGGTACCATTCTTCTTGGTAAGAATTAATACAACTCTCTTGGTTGTATCTTTGAAGTTCTTTGAGATAATACCCAACTTGCCATCTTTACCAACTAAACTCAATACTGTTCCTTGTGTTTCAAGAGTGCTCTCAGCTCTTTCGAATGTTTTAAATTCAATCATTTTCTTATTTTTAAATTGTTAATACCTAGAATCAACTAAGGGAGATGACTCCAACTTCTCCAATTAAAGGTGGGGTTGCTGTTGGAGATAAACTACTCTCTTACAGATGTTTACGATTTTTAAAAAATAAAAAATAATTTTTGGACACCTATTTTTAAAAATTAGAAAATATTTCTTATCTTTATATAAAATTTAAAATTTAAAAAATGAAAGTTGATTATAAGGTTGCTGGAATATATTTAATAAGTTCCACTGTTAGTAAAAAAGTATATGTAGGATATTCTACATTAATTAATAAAAGATGGGTAGAGCATAAATGTAATTTAAGAAAAAACCAACACACAAACACTCATTTGCAGGCTGCCTGGAATTTATATGGAGAACAAACTTTTACATTTAGTATTTTAGAAGTATTGTCATATAGTTTAACTAAACAAGAATATGAAGCAATTGAGACTAAATGGGTATTATATTATAATGCTCACTTAAGAGAGTTTGGTTTTAACGGATGTCTTCCTGGTAGTATTCCTTTATATAGACAGGATGAAAACATTACAAAGAGTGTTATATCAACTACAGAATATGTTTGTATAAATATGAATACAAAAGAGGTAATAGAAGTAAATGGTACTAAAGAAGTTAGTATAACTACAGGAATAAAAAGTCAGTCTAAAATTACTGATCTTGCTTCTCATTGGGAGGATAAATGTAAACGAAAATCTTTATATGGATGGATAGTTGTAAAAAAGGAAATATATGATCCAGAATTTGATTATATTAATTTTAAGAAACACAAATCTTCTTCTCTTATTAAGAAAACGTGGAGAGATTATCCTAGTAAGCAATACATCAAAAAATCTCATGAAGATATTATTCCTAGGAAAGATAGAAATTTAAAGAGGATTCCTATTGTCGCTATTAATATTAATACAGGGGAAGAGTTGAATTATAAAATGATAAAGGATTGTCAGGAAGAGTTTTTATTACTGAAGGTACGTAAGTGTATTAATGCCCCTTTTGGTAAATACAAACATAGAGGATACTATTTTAAAAGAGTATAAAGATTTCCCTGTACATGAGATATATATAAAGGATCTACTTTTTTCTGTTAGAAATTAAAATATATTGATTATATTTGTAGTGTTGAAACTACATATATAGACATGGAAAAGATTGTTGTACAGAAAATTGTTAAGGTTAATTCAGATGTAACACAGATGTATTTTCGTGTGGTGTCTGCTATTAATGATCTTCAATTAACAGATAGGGACATTAGTTTATTAAGTTTTGTGGCTAATAAAGGAAACATTTCTGATAAGAGTTTAAGAATGGAATTTTGTGTGGAGAACAATACGACACCAGATAGTATTAATAATATTGTATCGAAGTTAAAAAGGATTGGAATACTGATTAAACAAGAAAGGGTTATTGGGTTATCTCCTATTTTTAGATTTGATTATAGTAAGGATATACAATTACAAATTGATTTGAAACATGAGAAGTGATGCAGTATTTTTGAAACAGATTGCTATTCGTAAAATGGTAGTAGATCTGGCCATAGATGAGAAGACTATTGAACAGGTGTTAACACATGCTTTTAATGGAGCAAGAAAAGCTTTTCATAGTTGTGGGAGTATTGAGATTAGTGGATTTGGAAAGTATACAGTTAGTCCAAGACGTGTTCTTGAAGAAAGACGAAAGATTGCTGATAAGTTTGCAAAATGGGGTAAACAATTAGAAGATCCTACTACAGATGATATGATGAGACGCAATAGATTGATATGGACAGAAAGGGCACAAGAAGATTTAGATTTAATTAAAACTCTCTTACATGAAGATTAACTGGGATAACATTTGGGAAGGCTGGAGAAATCATTTGATTCCTCCAATTAAGATTAAGAAGTTGATCCTAGAGACATCTAAAGAAAGACTTTTAATATGTAGAGGATGTGAAGAGAACTCTAAGAATGCAGGAAAGAAAGGAATAGAGAGATGCCTGGATTGTGGATGTCCATTAATTGCAAAGACAAAATGTTTATCATGCTATTGTGAACTTTCTACATCAAAGTGGGGAGCAGTATTAACAGAAGAGCAAGATGAGAAAATTACCAATGAAGACTCAGGATAATGATAAGGAGATTAAGGTGATAAAGATTCCTTTAAAGGATTTTATCGAGTCACTTATGGAAGTTCGTTCCATGGGGGCTAACCTTATTGACCTTGTTATTACCAAGAACACAGAACAAGATATTATTGGAATTGTAATCAGACATGATTATAGTAAGAAGGATAAACTTACAGAAGATGATATTAATAATCTTTTAAAATCAGTATAATGGCAGTAGTTAAAAAGGCACTTCTTATAGAATATGAATTAGAATTTCTTGAGAATCAATTACAGGAACTTAAAGAATATATTGAAGCAAATCCTTATTCCCTACTAGCTGATAGGATGCAATCAAAAGTTACTAAGAACGGTGGGATAGTATTGGTATGTGTGGCTAATAAAGAAGCACAGAGAAAAGATCTTACGCAGGCCCTAAAGGATTACGCTGAGATATTAAGAACAGTAGATAGTATGAGAGAGAAGGATGAAGTAAAAAAGGTAGCTAGAGGTACAGGAATAGTACCTCCAAGAATGCAATAGATAAAACAAATGGAAATAAAATCAACAGAATTTTTTAGAAATATTAAAAAACTTCCTATAGAAGGAACTAGAGAATATCAACAATTAATTGATTGGGAGATAGAGAAGATATCTGGAGGAGTAACAGTTAATGGTGTATTCTTTTCTGGATGGCTCTACTGGCATTTGAACCATTGGTGGATAAGAATTGATGATGTAGATAGTTATGGAAATGATATTAGGAAGTCATCCCTTCCAGAGTTAAGAGACAATGAATGGATAAGAGCAGAGATTTTAGAACAGTGTAAAAAGGAAAGAAAAGGATATATAGAAGTTGGAGGAAGACAAGGAGGTAAGTCAGAAATGGAAGCTTCCTATTTTGGAATGAATGCTACATTATTTAAGAATACACAAAATGTTATTATATGTGGAAACGACAATGACCTTTCTCTTCTTAAGGATAAGGTAGATTTTGGATTAAAACATTTATGGACAGGAATCTCTATTCCCAGATTAGACAAAACATGGAGATTAAATCAAATTAGATTAGGATATAAAAAACCTGATGGAGATGACGAGATATGGAGTTATATTGTTATTAGAAATGCAAGAGACGGTAATGTAACAGAAGTAGCAGCAGGTACTACAGCTAAGACATTTATAATGGACGAGGTAGGTAAATATTCTTTTGCCTCTACATTTAAAGCAGGAGAACCTGCTATCAAAGGAAGAAATGGTTATCGTGCTGTTCCAATTCTAGTCGGAACTGGAGGATCGTTTGATAATGGAAAAGATGCTGAAAATTTCTTTTATAATCCTTCTTCTAATAATTTTTTAGCTATTCGTGATGAAGTAACTAATAAAAATACTGGATTATTCTTATCAGGAATATATAGACAAGATTGTAAATATATTACTACTTTAGCAGATTGGTTAGTTCAAGAAAGAGATCTTAATATTGATGATATTGGAGAACTTAAAAAGATATCAATTACTGTTACAGATAAAGAAAAAGCTATTCTTAAAATAGAACAAGAAAGAGAAAGTGCAAGAACTAATCCAGATAGAGAACTATATCTAAAACAAGTAATGTATTATCCAATTACTGTAGATGAATGTTTTCTTTCTTCTGCCTCTAATATTTTTAATATAGGACTTGCTAAAAGACAAAAGACTAGATTATTAATGAATGAAAGGACAGGAACTCCTGTAGAACTATTTATTAATACAGAGGGAAAAGTTACTCACGAGTTTACTGAGAAGTTACCTATATCTAATTATCCTCTTCAAACAGGAGATAGTATGGATGCTCCAATAGTAATTTATGAATTTCCTATATCAAATCCTCCATATGGATTGTATGTAGCAGGTATAGATCCGTATAGACAAGGTCAAGCCAAATATAGTTCATCTCTAGGATCAGTATATATATATAAACGTATGACTGCTTTAACAGGAGAGAAGTACCAAGATATGTTTGTGGCAAGTTATTGTGCTAGACCAGAAAAAAAAGAAACATGGAACGATCAAGCAAGATTGTTAATTAAATATTATAATGCAAGAGCTCTTTGTGAAAATGATGATATCTCTTTTATAGAATACATGAAAACTAAAGGAGATGCTTTCTATTTAGAAAAACAACCTGAGTGGCTTATGGAAATTGTTCCTAATACTACAGTGAAAAGAGAATATGGAATACATAGGAGTGCTCAGAAAATTATAGATTTTTTACATGGATGCTTGAAACAATATATGGAAGAATCTATTTATGTTGAGAAAACAGAAGAAGGAGAAACTATTAGAGAACTTCAAGGAGTTACAAAGATTTTAGATCCTGTTTTATTAGAAGAGATTATTCAATACAATGATGAAAAGAATGCTGATAGAATTGTAGCTGCAGAATTAGCAATTGCTCAGGCTTTAAAAATGGACCCTATATATGGAATGGCAGGAGGAATAGAGGATGATAGAATTGTATCATTATTTAAGAGACATGAAAAATCTCAACTCTTCACAGAATCAAAAGGAATGTTTACACGTAAAAAACAAAAACTATTTAATTAAAATATAATATTATGTCTATTATACGATATACCAAAGATGCTACAATCCGTTATGCCTATTTGAATATTTTCCCCGATCAGTTTAAAACAGATAAGGAAAAACAAGACGAGAGTTGGATAAAGAATACAATGGACTATTTTGCCAACAAAGCCTATGCTGAGTATGTCAAGAATAGAGAAACCTTTGTTAAGAACTATGATTTACTAAAAGGAATTCTTCGTATGGAAGATTTCTATCAGGAACCACAGATTAAAAGTTTTACAGATATGTTAAGAGAGGATCTTGATCTTCCTGCATATGTGAAGATGTATTCTATTATTACTACTCCAGTAAATGAATTAGTAGGAGAGATTAGTAAAAGACCAGATGCTATTAGAGCAAAAGCTTTTGACGATGATAGTAAATCTGAAGAACTACAGTTCAAAACAGATCTTTTACAGAAATATGTGATGTCTAAGGTCAAAGAAATGATTATGCAGAAAACTGCAATGCAAGGTGAAAATCTTACAGATGATCAAATTCAACAACAAACTCTTGAGCAAGTTAAGGATGAAATAGATAGTTACACATCAATGGCAGAGAAATGGGCAAATCATGTTCTCACATGCCAGAAAGCTGATTTCAATATTAAGGAGAAGAGTGAAGATGCCCTAAGAGACATGCTTACTACAGCTAGAGAATATTATCATATATACGAAGATAACTCAAAGGTAGGATACAATATAGAAGTAGCCAATCCAAAAAATGTATGGTATCTAACTACTCCTGATGTCAAGTATATTAGTGATCCAACAGGTAGAGCACATGGAGCATATGCAGCTGGTACTGTACAAGTGATGGAACTATCAGAAATCATTGAAGCTATTCCAGATTTAACGAAGGATGAGATTGATCACTTACGTTCATCTTTACAAGACTATGGATTAATTAATGTTAGAGAATCTAATCTTGGTAATCCTGACGCTACTCCTGGTCAGGATTCGGTAATGTATGATACATATGATCCTCTGGTTCTTCAAACACGTATGATGATTGAATCAGAAATGAAAGAGAATAATGATGGTCTTAAAGACTTCTTAGGTTTAACTAGTAATGTTAGTTCCTTTGGATATAAGTATGTAGTAGTAAGAGGATATTGGATTAGTAAGAAACAGATATTTAAACTTATCTACAAAGATGAAATGGATAATGAGCAATCTATGTTAGTAGATGAGAATTATAAAAGTGGAACTATTCCTACACAAATCTCATTAGAATCAGGCTGGATTAATCAATGGTATCAGGGAACTAAAATTGGACCAGATATATATCATATCAAACCTTTCAAACTTTTAGATTATTGTCCTATCATAGGAATGATATATGAAGTGAAGAATACAGAAGCAAAGTCTTTAGTTGATTTAATGAAACCTTTTCAAGTGATATACAATGTATGTATGAATCAATTGTTTAGACTTTTAGAAAAGGAAATTGGTAATGTAGCTTCTGTTAATATTCGAAGAGTTCCAAAACTTAAAGATGGTGATGATCAAGATGCTATTGATGTATGGGAATTAGAAGCAAGAGAAAGAGGTATTATATTTGATGATGACTCTCCTGAAAATACAAAAGCTCCAGTAAGTAATACTAGTATAGCAAAGAATATTGATCTTACACGTACAAATGAAATACAATCAAGATATACCCTGGCTGTACAAATGAAAAACGAATGTTGGGAACTTGTAGGAATGAGTAAGCAAAGAATGGGAAGTATATCAGCAAGTGAATCTGCAACAGGAACTAACACTGCAATCACACAATCTTATTCTCAAACAGAACCAATCTTTGTAGCTCATGAATATGTTCTTTTACAATTGTATCAAGCTATTGTTGACGCTTCCCTTTACATTGAAAGTGAAAAACCAGAAAGTACCCTCTCATACATTACAGGTACAGGAGAAAGTGCATTCGTACAAATTAATGGAAATGAATTGAAGTTTAGAGATATGAAAGTTTTCATGACTAATCGTCCAGAAGATAAGAAAGCATTCGAAGAAATTAGAGCTCTTTCACAACCAATGATGCAAAATGGTGGATCATTGTATGATGTAATTGAATTATATTCTACAAATAGTGTAAGAGAAATGAAAAAGACATTTAAGATCTTAAAGGAAAGACAAGATGAGATTCAGAATAAACAATTAGCTCAGAAAGATCAGGAATTAAAACAACAACAAGATCAGACTCAGGCTCAACTTGCACAACTACAACAGCAACATGATGCAGATAATGCACGATTAGATTATCAAGCAGAACTTGATAGGATTAATAAAAAAGAAATTGCAGTTATACAATCTTTAGGAGGTGGAAAGGTACAGGGTGAAGATATTAATCAGAACAACATCCCTGATGTATTAGAGACTCAGAAACTTGATCACGAACGTACTAAAGCTGCTTCAGATTATCAACTAAAAATGGCAGACATCATGAGTAAGAATTCACAGAATGCTCAGAAGATGTCAGTAGAACGTGAAAAGTTACAAGTAGCAAGAGAAAATATGCAGAATGATATCCAGGTTGCAAAAGAAAACGCTAAGGGTCGAAACAAGAAATAATATTTCTGATTAGAATTAAAAAATATTAATGCTATAATATGACAAAATCTGATAATAAGTTTGTATTATACTTTGATATATTATAAGGTTGTTATATTTTTACATGAGAAACAAAATAAACTACATATATGGCTGATAATTTAGAAACTCCAGCATTTGATTTTGGTATTCAAAATACTATGGAGATGGGCATTGGAAGTCCTGAGTTATTGAATGATCTAATGTCTCCTGAAACATCTACAACTGACATTGATACTTTAGAGAAAATAGAGAAAGAAATTCCTCCTATCGTTATTCCTAAAGATGACAAACCTTTAAAAGGAAAAGAGATTGTTCAGAAGGTAGAAGGAGAAGAGAATACAGAACAAGATATTCTTAATAACTTCTTACAGGATGGTGAAGAAGATGAAACTGAAAGTTCAAGTGATAGTAAATCACTAGTAGATGAAAAAGTAGAAATACCTAATGAAACAGAAAGTGAAGATTCTCAATTTACTTCACTTGCAAAAGATCTTTTTAAACTTGGTGTATTTTCTAAAGAAGAAGACGAAGAGGATATTGTAATTAATTCTCCTGAAGAATTTCTTGAACGATTTAATATTGAGAAAAAGAAAGGTGCAATTGAAGTAGTAGATAATTTCCTTGGACAATTTGGAGAAGATTATAAGAATGCATTTGAAGCCATATTTGTTAAAGGAGTAAAACCTGAAGATTATTTTGGTGTATATAATAAGGTGGTGAATTTTGCAGGATTAGATTTGACAGTTGAAGAAAATCAGATTGCTATAATTAAACAAGCATTGACTGATCAAGAATTTGAACCTGAGGATATCACTACAGAAATTGAAAGATTGAAAAACTATGGTGATCTTGAAAGTGTAGCCGCTAAACATCACAAAGTATTGGTAAAAAGAGAAGCTGCAAAGCTTCAGCAAATGGAGCAAAAATCCCAACAGGATTTGCAACAGAAGCAATCTATTAAAAATCAATACATTCAAAATGTTCAGCAAATCCTTCAAGAGAAACTAAAGACAAAAGAGTTTGATGGAATTCCATTAAATCCTAAATTAGTAAGTGAACTACAAGACTTCCTCCTGGTTGATAAATATAAAACAGTATCTGGTGAAACATTAACAGATTTTGATAAAGCTGTTTTAGAATTAAAAAGACCTGAAAACCATACACAAAAAGTAAAGATTGCGCTACTTTTTAAGATCCTTGAAAAAGATCCTACATTGGCTACTATTCAACGATCAGGAGTTACAAAGAAGTCTGATCAATTATTTGGAGAATTAGCAAGGCAAAAATCTGTAGTAAAGACTCCACCTAAAAACCAGACAAGTGCTGGTAATTCGTGGTTTCAATAAAAATATGGTTTTAACATTAAATAATTAAAAAATGGCTATTCAAACAATCCCAGGATTAACAGGCTTTACCTACGCCAGAGTCGCATCAATGGACAAACGTGCTGTAGGAAAACTAACTGATGCAAATCATCTGGAATCATTTCACAGTACTGAACCTGCGGACTATGATAAAAAAATCATTAGTCTTTACACACAGAGTTCACTGTATAGTAATGACTTCCTAGATATGATTAACAAGAGCACACCTTATTATATTGATAATAATAGTGATGCTTGGAAATGGAAAATTGCAGTACCTTACAAATTTCCAAAAATTATTGATATTCCTAGTTCTACACATGCCTTATCGAAACCAGGTATTGATGGACAGGAGTTTCAAACTGTATTAGATACAAATGAATTCTCTATGAATGCAATTGTATCTGTAGGATCAAGACAATACGGTCCTCGTTGGTATTGTGTAAAAGATCCTATGCCATGGAACATGGGTTATCTCTATACATGGACTCTGGTAACAGATAATCCTATGGTAGATTTTGTAACTTCTACATTCCTTCAGGTTGGTATCGAACTAGAATTAGTTGATGCAGCTATTGGTGAATTTGATCAGGACTTGTTAGGTCTTCCTCGTTTGGGTGAAGAGATTACAATGTTCGAAAGTTTGGCTTCTGGTTATGGTTTTGAACACAAAATCACAGAATGGGCTGATGATAAGATGATGAAAGATGCTGCTGGTAAAGCTCTGGATATTTTAGTATATGCTCCTCAACGTAGAAATCAACTTCCTCTTACACGTAATGATGTAAAATGGGAACCGTTTATTGAATTCTGGATGCGTAAAGCGATGCTCGAATTAAAGGTTAAACGTATGATCTGGTCAAAACCAGGTACAGTTAAATCTAAGGGTTCTCGTCAGGAATTAAAACGTACCTCTGCTGGTGTATATCATCGTATGCGTAATAATGGAAACCTTGTTCAGTACAATCGTGGAGAGTTCTCTGCTAATTTGATTCGTGCGGTATTTGGTGATCTGTTCTATAGACGTGTTGATGTAAAAGACCGTAGGGTCAAGATGTATACTAATGAAGCAGGGTTTGATGTATTTCAACAGGCTTTAAAGAATGATGCTTTAAACAGTGGACTTACATTTATGGCAGATTCTGGAAACAGATTTATGCAGGGTGAAGGTCAACATATCACTTATAACTTTGCATTTGATGCAATGGTTACTCGTGAAACTGGTCGTGTTGAACTTGTTCACTTAAAAGAACTTGATCTTCCTCAGAGTAATCTGGAGTTTGGTCAGAACAAGAAATCTACACCTGTATTTATGGTGTTTGATGTTTCTCCAATGAGTGATGGTTCTATGATTAATAACATACGTGAAGTACGTATGCAAGGTGCTCCTTCGATGACTTGGGGTTATATTGATGGTACTCGTCACCACTTAGGTTTTGCGAAATCTCAGGGTATGAGTTCAGCTAATAAATTTCCAGGTTACGAACTTTGGATGAAAGATCGTTGTGATGTATTCATTGAAGATCTGTCTCGTACAGTCTTAATTGAAGAAATCCCGCAGTACTAGAATTGAAGAATAATTTTAATTGATCTTCTGTCTGTGTTTTATATATTGCCTTTTTAATGGAAGTTTCCCAGAGTAATCTGGGAAGCAACCATTGAATTTATAACATTGCGGAGTAGAGAAGTTGGTATCTCATTGGACTCATAATCCAAGGATCGTCAGTTCGAGTCTGATCCCCGCTACAAACATTAAGTTAACATAAACTACATATGGGCAAAGTTGGAAAGATTTCAGTAATCAAACGAGAATATGGTAATTCTCAACAGGAAACAATGGAAGGCAGTTTAGCCAAGTATAAAAATGGACTTACAAGAATTCCTGGTACAGGGGTATTTAAGTATCCATATAAAGAGTTGGATGGTAAATACAGAACAGGACTTGATCCTGATGCTGCTTATATCAAACGAATTCAAGATCCTCTTGAAAAAGAACTTGAGACAGAACGTGTAAGAAGTTTAAGATTAAAACTTGAAGAAGCATTAGGTGAGATTGATTTAGGACCTCGTTCTAGTTTCTGGAACTATGGTCTCTCAACATCAAATGATGATCAAAGACATGTTCAACCTGCAAAATTGTTAGATGGTGATAATCTATTTGATTGTGGTATTACTTTTCAGGAATTAACTTTTGCTTGGTTAAAAGTACATCCTACAATTGCATCAAGTTTTCAGGCATGGGAGCGAGGAGAATATCCTGCAGATACACAATTTTATGTAGTTGATGATGAGATTGAAGTAGCGATTGTATACAAAAAGAAACAACTCATCAATAAGGCTATTATTAAATTCGATGTGATGACTCCTGAAAAGAAAAGAAAAGTAGCACGTTTACTTGGACTTCCTGTAACAGAAGAATCTAAAGAAGACTTTATCTACAATCAGGTAGATACACTTCTAAAAGATACCGAATTCAAGAGTGGTACTTTCCAAGGACTTTCTACAGTTGAAGTATTTGGAAGATTTGCTGATATGAAGGAAAACTTGCTCCATATAAAAGATTTAGTGAAACAATCTATTACACATTCGATATATAGATTAAAACCTAGTGGTAGTATATACGAAGGAGAATATGAAGTAGCAAAAAATGAGGATGAGTTAGTAAAATATCTCATTGATGATGATCATCAAGAAGAACTTCTTATATTAGAGAGTAAATTAAAAACTAAGAAAATAATTGCAGCATGATATCAGTAGATAGTTTGTTATATAAAATTGATCAAAGACTAAATAAGCTATCTACTAATAGTCATCAGCAGATTCAACTTGAAGATAAAATCTTGGCTCTTAACGAAGCACAGATTAAATTGATCAAGCAAAAATTAGATGGTACTCCTACTCCTTCAGGTTTAGGGATGGATGCATTTAAGAAACGATATGAGGATCTTCAGAGACTTATTGAATTGTATGAAGATCATCCTTTAGATTTAATACTAAATAATAAACAACTAAATAAGTGGACAACTTCTATTACTAATATAACCCCTGCATATATGTTCTATGTAGATAGTTATGTGTTAGCAGACAAAGGAAGATGTAAAAATCGTAAGATTTGGATCAATCGAGATTTGGCAAGTCATGGAGATATTCAATTTATTTTAAATAATGAAAATTATAAACCATCATTTGAATATCAAGAGACTTTTAATTTTGTTTCATCAGATGAAATGTCTATATTTACAGATGGAACATTCACTCCAACTAAATTATACCTCTCCTATATAAGATATCCATTGTATATCGACAAGGTGGGGTATACTCATTTTGATGGAAGTGTATCAATAGATCAGAATAGTGAATTAAATACATATTTAGAAGATGAACTTTTAGATTTAACAGTTCAAAGTTTGGCAATGTACACAGAGAATAATTCAGCAATTCAAACTGCACAGATGAGGATACAAACGAACGAATAAATTTCACATTTAAAATTAAGCAAAAATGGCTGATTTTTCATTAACAACAATGTTTGTAGTTCCCAGTGGCGTAACTATCGCTAGTTCTGGTTCTACACAAGACCTTACTGCTGGTAAGGTGGGAGTATTTTTAAATACCTATGCTGTAGCAACAGCAGGTAATATAGTAGCTGCTCCCTATTTCTATATTGCACAGGGTAGAGTAAATACCTATTTGCAAGGAACAAAACGTTCTGATAAAATTAAAGGATGTCCATCAGGATCTGGTTGTAATTCTAATGTTACAGAATGGTATAAAGTAACTGGTTGCGGAACTCCTGCAGTTCAGATTACAGATATTAATTCATGGAATGTAAAATGTGGAGATATTGTTACTCTCACATTAGTTTCTCATTCTAGTTATCTTGATACTCTTTACTTCAATGGTTTTACACGTTCAGTAACTGTCGTAGCTCCTTGTTGTGATTGCGGTGGTGATCCTTGTATGACTGTTGATACTTCTGCATTGATTGATCAGTTTATAACTAAACTAACAAGTCATACTCCTGGTATTAATTTTGATAATATTAGTTTAAATCAATTCTATACATTCACTAATGTAGGTGGAACAACTCTTCGTATTACAGGAAAACCTCTTACAAAATATGGACAACCTTGTGATGTTGCTGCTTTTCCGTGGGAATATGACAGAATGTGGTTTCGTACTTTTGTATATAGTGGACCTGCAACTACTGCTGATTTTATTGTCAACGATAACTGTAATATTGTAGCAGAAGCTTTTATTATTCAACGTGCTTCTTATCCTACTGGTACTTCTGGTGAGATAGCACAACTTGAAAAGAATTACTATAGTTATCAGGTTGGGTATTTAAAACACCTATACAGGATGGCAGGTTATAATGAAAATTTTGAAAGTTGGGTTGTAGATGGTGCTATTTATACTACCTTCTATATCAAATTCAATGATATTGATAAATCTACATATAACTGGGGTGATTATATTCCAGAAGATGAAATGGTGATCATTGCTGTTGTAACTGGATCTGCTGAACAGACCGCTCTTGAAGCAATTTTAGAAGCCGCTCTTGGTAATGCTACTGATGACAATGTTTGTATTACTACAACTAGTACTAGTACTACCTCTACTACTACTAACACTAGTTCTACAACAAGTACTACTACAACTGCATTATTGATACCTTAATCAGTAGTACAAAATATAAATATTAAAAAGAGAGAGGGCAATGCTCTTTCTCTTTTTTTTTTTAAACTATAAGAAATGTTAGATCCACAATTAAATATTCTTGTTGCTCCTACATATAACACATTTACACTAGGAGTAGTAGATGCTTCTACATATCCTATCGGATTTGTTATTATGGCACCTACTATTGTTATAACCCCTCCAGGATTTGATTCAGTAAGTCTACCCTTTATACCAAATGAATTTACTGTTTATAATTCTATTACATTAGGTATATCTGATATAGGAGATCCTATTCTACCTATTCCTGATGGTGTATACTATATTAAATATTCAGTGACTCCTGCATACAATTTCTTTGTTGAGAAATCAATAATGAGAATAGATAGATTGCAAGAGAGATTTGATAATGCTTTCATGAAGTTGGATATGATGGAGTGTGATAAAGCGATTAAAATCCAGGCAAAGGTAGATTTAAATACCATCTACTTTTTCATTCAAGGATCTATTGCTGCAGCAAATAATTGTGCAATAATAGAATCTAGTAAGTTATATGAAACAGCATATAAAATGCTTACAACTTTTATTAATAATAATTGTAATTGTACAGGTAGAAACTTTTAAATAAAACTATCATGGTAAAAATAAATATTACATGGGCTCGTTGTCGTAACTGTGGAAAAGATGTAGGATGTGGATGTCATTTAAATAATGGTCTTTGTCCATCGTGTCTTGCAGGTTCAGTAAGTAAACCATAATCATCATGTTAACACCAAGACTTACAGATTGTATAGAGTGTGCAAGTATCCCTAAATTATTAGATGATATTAATTGCAAAATATTTGAGATATCTAAATCTCTATATAATAATACTGTATTTGCACTTAACCAACCTATTGAGGGAACGGTAATGTTAGATCTTTTAAATTATCAGAGAATTCTAACATATAAGTATTGTAATCCTGAATATGCAGAACACTATTCAGTAAATCAAATTGCGTCGAGAGTCAAAATTTTAAAATTTAAATAATGTCTAATTGTTCAAATTGTTTCAACAATTGCTCAGAAATTACTTCTGATAAATGTGTAAAATATACAGGAGTTGATATTCCTATTTTAGGTATTAAGAATGGTGACTCTCTATCATATATTGAGCAAACTCTTATGGGATTTCTTACATCTGTAATAGATGGTACAGGAATAAAAATTGATATTCCTCCAGAAACCTATTGTCAACCTACAGCATGTACAATAGTTAGTAACTATCTTCCTACATGTGGAGATATAACTATTGTAGATTTATTTGTTGCC